CCGGTAGCTAATTCTTGTACTGGTACTTTTCCTCTATTTAATTCTCCGTCTTGAGTTAAAGATCTACCGACAACGCTACCAGTTTGGAAGTACATATTTAAAGCTTCCGCTGGATTATAATTTGTGCCATTGCCTAAATCTACTTCTGCTAACCCATCCATATCTAAGAATATACCATCAGGTACAATTCTAGACATTACTTGTTGTAGCTTTAAATGAGTTAATTGTATCATATCGGCAAAGCCAGTAACACGACTTACAATAGATTCGATACGCCCTTTGTACATTCTAGGAGCACATATTGCATAATTCATTTCAACTTTTGTAGTATCAGCAAATGGTCTAGTCATATTTTCAGCTAGCTCCCATTTAAGCATTGTATTTGTGCCTAAAACTTTTGCACCTGAATATAATACTTCAATTGTTCTTGATACTCTTTCAAAGTTATCGCTTGGCGGTGGATTAAATTCGTCAGTTTTTTCAATAACCTTTTCTAATCCGTTATCTCCGTATTTTATTTTAAACACTTGGTTCATATAAGTCTTGTATTCAAAGTACAAAACCTGAACTGTGTTTTCATCATAATTACCCCAGCCTGTAATATATTGTCTATTACCTGGCATTTGTTGAATCTTATAAAGCTCTTCTTCTGTAATGTTTGGAAATTGCTTTTTTAATTCAGGTATAGTTATAGCCTTTACTTCTCCAACATAATATATATCTTCAAAGTTTGGATCTTCTGTATACGAATAAACCATATAAGCAGGATCAACATAATCTACTGTTATACCATTAGATGGGTTAAAATTAGTCTTAACAGCACCGATACCAATAGTAGTAAGATCATAATTTAATCTTCTTCTTGTAAGATCCCATTTATTTTGAGCTAATACATTATTAATAGCCTCCTCTTCTGCAATTTCAACAGATTGCTTATAAGAAAGCTGCATATGTAATTCAACTTCTTCTTTAGTTTCTGGAAGTTGATCTGAAGGAACTGGCGAATTAAAAAAGTTTTGTCCTGTAACAGCATTAGCTTTTTCAATAAGCTGCTTGCCGTACATATCACGCATCATTGCTTCAGCGTAATCTGTTCTTTTCTTTAATGATTCAGGATCTTGAGCGAAAGCTTTTATATCATAAGTTTTGTTTGACATGCCGTTAACAACAATATCTACAAACTTAGGTATTACAGGAACTGGTTTCCAATCTAAATTAAGATAAGATAAATCACCATTAATAGACATTTCATCTTTGTACTTTTGAATAGACTGTTCGCCTCTTGCGTATAATCTTAATTGATGAAAATTATTAAAATTAGTGAGATATCTATTTTGATTAGTTCTACCTTGATCAAACCACTCTTGTTCAATCGCTCTAGATACCTGAAGACCATAATCTAATGTAGCTTTTTCAGCGTCACTAACCACTTGGCTAGGAAAAGAACTATTAGTATTAGTGTATACTTTCATGTATTATATTATTTTTGACACTGATCCTTTATTGTCGTATCTTTTAATTCCTAAATTGTAAACTTTTCTGTCTGTAATACTTACAGGGGTATATCTGTTTTTATTGCAAGCCATTATAGCTAAACCAGAACTGATTGACGCATCGTGTTTTGTACGATTATTAATATTAAACTTACTCCAATCATTTAAAGTACGCTGGAAATACATTGTGCCATAATCTTCACCATCAAATCCTACGCTTGTTTCTATATAAGACTCAATTGCAGCGGCATGGGCTTGCTTAATATCCTCGCTTGAGTTTGGTATTCCGCCTATTTCTTTTTCTGTTACCGATAACTTACTATAAGTTTTATCCGGTCTATTCATTGAAAACCCTCTGTAACCTCTTCTTTTAAAATGATATAGTAATCTTGGTTTATTATTTTCTGCTAATATTGGCATACCATAAAATACGCAAGCCATAAGAACATCTTCAAAAAATATTTCCGCTGTTTGCGGTCTAGCTATATATTCTAAAAAGAAATGGTTGACTGGCGCATTTTCCATACTAAACTTAGTTAACCCATGCAAAGAACCATTTGAAGCTCTAGTATCAACTGTACCTGATATATCATAAGGATCGCAACCAAAAGCGCCCATATGCTCATTACCTGGGTATTTAATACCATTCTTTACTATTACGCGGTTTTGTAAATTATTAGGTGGTACCCAAGTTATTTTAAATCTTCCGTCATTATTAGGACTAAATATTACTCTTGAATCTTTAATCCCGTTTTCCCAAGAAAAGCTACCGGTAGTAACTATGCTTGTATTCCTTAAATCTTCATTATAATCTATTTGCTCGTATATTTTTGTTAAATTAAATAAAGCTTGTTTCGTTTCATCCCTAAAAGCATGCTGCTCTGTCCGAGGGAACTGCCTATAATATTCATTTAATCCATCTGGATTATCCTTTAATCCATCAACTTCATTTTGCCAATATTCAATTACTCCTTGTGTTATTAAATCCCCGTTAGGATCTTCAATTGGTTTTTTTGGAGTGTCGAATACAGGTAAGCCATAAGTGTCAATGAATCCCTCGTAGTTCCATTCCATAGGTATGAACAAACTATATAATCCTGAGCGAGTCTGTCCGTTGGCGTTTCTTTTTGTAACATCTGAATCATTATATAATTTTTTAAAATTATCGCCTCCTTTGTCCAAAGCGTTAGAAGTAGAGCCCATCATGCACTTCCCAATAATCCTAGAACCTAATCTTAATGTTGTTTTTGTTACTCGCCAGTTATTTAATATGTTATCTGGTCTTTCCCATTTTCCGCTTTCATCGTGTACTAATAACTTTAACTTTTCACCATCATATGAGTTGTCTCCTGTATTCTTCCAGTCAATAGTCGTATCTAATCCTTCAAGCAATTCTTGTTCTTGGGTGTTTTGGATAGATTTTCTAGTAAGTCTAGATGCGGGTATTCTATAAGCAAGTTCGGTTTTTGGTCTATCCATACCGTCTTGTATTGGTCTGAAAAAGAACGGGTAGTTGACAGATATTGGGACGACCTTGTCTGTGAACATTTTTTTTGCATCAGCTCCGGATTTAGATAATATCCCAAATCTTGCGTCGCTTGATATTGTTGCCAAATTAACAGCTTCTCCGGATGCCATAAACGAAAACCCAGAACGTCTGTTTTTAAGGTAGCACATACCATAACACCTTTGATCTGCCTTGCAAGCTTCCCAGAATATATAGAATAATCTATTCGCTTCTCTAAAGTCAGGTGCCCCAACATCAATTTTGGAGTGGCGCAAGTACATATAGTTAGTACCAGTAATGTAAGTAACCAAACCTTTATTATAGAACCAATAGCCCTCTTCTCTTCGCTTAAATTCTTCATCAATATATGGTTCCCATTTTTCTTTAAATTCATCTGGATAATTTTTCCAGTCGAATATAGTTTTTATAGCCTTTAATTCTTTAGGATCATTTTCTCGAACCCACTTGTCGTTCTCATTATTTATTTCGCTAGGAGCAGCTGGTAATGCAATTTTAAGATTTTGTATTTCGTATACATCTCCAATCTGGCCAGTTTTACTTATAACAACCACGTCATATTCACTGTTGTAACCATATTCCCATTTTTTATACCTATTCATTCTTTTAAGAACTTTAGGCTTTATATGGTCTTTAATGATTTTATATAAAGTTTGCTCGTACATTACTTAGATCTTCTTTCAGCAAAACCAGAGAATGCTTGCTTTTTAGCTTCTTCTTTAGGTTTGTTCTCTAAAATACGCTCTTCTTCTTCAATTCTTGTTAGAATTTCAAAAGCATCAAATATTGCTAGCTTTTTTGTAGCGGCAGCATTTTTAAGTCTGTCAGCGGAAATGTCATCACCTGAGTCTACGATCTTTTCTTGTGCTACCTTAATTAATTCTTCAACTGCTTTTTGCCCAGCTAGGATTATATTCTTTTTCGTTTCCTTGGAATTCATACTTTATAACAATATCATTAGATTTCATACAATATAAACGCTCGCCATCAATAATAAAATCCCATTCGCTATTCGGCGTATACCCTACGACATCACCAGGAGCTATTTTAGCTGCATTTAAGGAGCTATTGCCATACTTTAGTATACCAATAAGCTTTCTCTCTTTTTCGTTTGTTAGAGAGTCATTATTTTTTAAAGGCATTACAAAGCATCGATCACCAAATGAATTCCATTCGTTATTATTTTTATACAAATAAATTTGATCTGCTGCACAAAAATATAAATTATCTTTAAATAAAGATCTACTATTTCTTTTTTTGCCCTTCATATCATAGAATACTCTAAAAACATTTTGATGTATTACTACAATATCGCCTTCTTTTATAGCTGTTGAATAAGCTAGCGGAACTGAAACTACTTCTGCTAATCTATTTACAGCTTTAAAATTTTCAATTTTAGTATTTATTATTAGGCTTTTGTCACCTAATTTAATAGCATTGTTATACCTTTCCCCTAAAGGCTTAACAATAAAATCATACAAACTATTCATTAATACTCTAAATCATATTCAACAGATATTGCCATGTTAGAATTAAATTTCTTCCATGGCATTACCTCGTCTCCTTTTTTTATGTGTATGTTATATGAATTATCGGATTCGCTAAACAATATATAGGCTATCTCATGACCTCCATATACTTGCTGGCCAACTGAATAATGCATTGCATCATTCTTATAATCCGCACCTATACTTATTTTACGTATCACAGAACTCATATTATACAGATTTAAGTTCTTCAGGGTTATTTACTTCAATAACTGTATATTCGCCAGTTTGTAAATTAATATTAATTTGCCCGTATTCTTCCTCTAGGAACTTCTTAAAATCCTCCATTTCTTTGTTTACATCAGGTAACTGGTGTAACAACGAATGTTTTTGTGATTCTAATACGCCTAAATTATGAATCAAACTGTTTAATTCTTGATTAATTTTATTAATTGTAGCTAACTGTTCTTCTGTAATTTTTGTTACTTTACTCATTTGATTAAATTTAATTGTTTTTTTTATTTACCGCATCCACACATTTTTGCAGGTGAATCTTCTTTATAGTCTTCATCAGCTTTATGCATTTGCATTTTAGCGTCATAAATCATTTCTCTATCATGGATCATTTCCATTTTACGAGAGTGTCTTGCGTTGCCAGTATAATGGCCGAAATGTCCTTGCTCCATTTTATACATTATTATCCTCTTATGTTAAGAGCACGTCTAGCTATTGAACCAGCTTTTTTAATTTTAGCCGCTTGTTTTTTGCGCTCTTTAGTTAAATATTCTCCGCCCTCTACTCTGACGGCTTGACCTCCTTTAGCAAATTCTTCTGGGGTTGCTGTAAATTTAATATCAACAAGAGGCTCTCCTTTTTTAGCATAAGATAGTGTAGTTGCTACCTTGCGCTGGGCGGCTTCCGTTGATTTTGTACCTGCGCCTCGACCAGCAGCAGCTGGAACCAATACGCTAGCTTTTTCAACATTGGTTAGTCTATTAACTTCTCCTGTTCTTGGGTCAATAACATCTTCTTCCCATTCTTGTTTTTCACCTATAGGAGGATAAGTTTTTTTAAACGGCGACTTAATATCTTTGTCATAGCCAGCGCGCATCATAGCCCCTAATTTTTGTTTGTACATAATTTATTTTTTTATTCTTTTCTTTTATTGGTTAAAACCACCAAGCCATTTATCAAGTTTACCCATCGCTCTAGCCGCTGGATTAGTCTTCATTTTTTTAGTTTTTTTGTCAAATATTGTGATCTCGTACGGATGACCTGATGGTCCACTCAATATTTTTTCACCACTACGAGGATCTGTATATTCAGTCTGAAGATATGTACCAAATCCTTGTGGATCGCGGTATCGACCTTTTGCAGTCTGTATTGTTTTTAATGCATCTGGTGAATTTAAAAGTCTTTTTTGGTCTTTATTTATCAAAGAAGGACCGCTTTTAAATTTTTCTCTTTGCGAGCTAAGAACGTTGGCTGCTATACTTTTCTCAGGAGGAGTTACTTCAGTATAATATTTTTTCTTTTTTTCTTTTTCTACATAACCTGATAGCTTCGACTTTTTCATACTCTGAATATTTTCTCTTAAATTCATCATTTCTTCAGTGCGAAAAGGATTTGGGCTAGGAAGGTTTTGGTTTTTAAAAGGCGACTCGGCATCTTTATTGTAACCGGCGCGCATCATAGCTCCTGATTTTTGTTTGTACATGATTATTGTTTTTGTTGGTTTGTTTAGTATAGTCTTTTAAATACAATTGTCCCGTTATAATCGCCAGATATTTCTACCTTTAATTCATCATTAGAAATCATACTATATATGTTTTCTATCGTCCAATTGTTTCTTTTGTTAATTAATTGTGTTTTAACAGCTCCATTTTTATAACTTAATATTTTTTCTTTTAAAGTTTCTCCGTGTTCTAAATTAAAGTTTAAAAATTGAAAACCATCTACTTCGTTATAAAGCACTACTAATTCAAATATAGTCTCATCACTAATCCAATGACCATTAAAATCGTAATAGTTAAAATCTGTTTGAGCTGTAGCGTTTAGTGCAAAAAATGCAAATAATGTTAAAAATAAGTTTTTCATGATTATATTTTATTAAATTAATTATTTATATAATCACATATTACTAGCTTAAGTTACATTAAGCTCTTCTGTATGCCTCAGCTTCCCAAGGTAAATTTTTAGCACCTTCTTTCATTTTTGATCTAGGATATTTTTTGCCTTTCCAATATACATTATTGTTATCATAACTAAGATCACCACGTTTCATCTGCTCAAGATGTATTTTCTCATGTGCAATTACACTGTGCACTTCGCGTGGATTTAGATCTTTATCAACAACAATAGATCCATTATTATTAGCCATACCCATAACGCTTTTGTCCTCCATATCAACTTGATATATTGGAGTATTGTCTGCATTAAGCGGAAAGCCTTTCATTATAAATCCCATTATATAAGATCTGTTTTAATACCAGAAGGGCGTATGTTTTCTTTTATTTTTTCAACTTCCGAAGCATTTTTTATTTTTTGCTCTTCTCGTTCTTTTTCTTTTTTAATTCCTTTTTTTATTTGAGCAACTTCTAGTCCTGCAGCAATATTACTCGCAGCAGCGCCTATACCAGCAACAATTGCTGAATTATCTGAGCGCAACGGTACTAATGTAGGATTAGCATATTCACCTTCTGTTTGAGGAACCATGCTTCTAGCCAATTTTATAGGGCTGCCTTTTGGTAATTTATTATATAATGATCCCATATTTATATTAGCATTTCCATCTGCGTCTTGCAGCGCAAATACGTTTGTCCGGGGTTTTACTGCAATCAATATTATGCATATTCATTTGACCTTTAGATCTAGCGCAATATGAAGTTCTTCTTTTACCACCTTGAGGCTGTGGCGCTTTTAAATCGCCTCCAGTTTCTTTATTATAAGCTTTACGCCCAGCTTCGGTCATACCGGCTCCTTCTTTAGCTGTTAAAAAATGCCTGCCTTTACCTTTAGTAGTTTTGCGTAATTTTGAAAAAGGTGAATTTTGAATATATGCCATATTATTTCTTTTTTCTTAGCCCGTGCCATTTAGATATTGTATACCCAATAGAAGCTAGTAATAAAATTATTTTTAATCCCATTTCAATATTAGACATACTTATGGATAAAGTTATTCCATTGGTTAGATATAATCTAAAGTCTTGAGCTGTCATATCTTCTTATTAACGAGCGCCTTTAGCGATCTGGGTTATAGGTAAGCCGCCCTTGTAAGAACAAGATGCTTTTTTAATTTCCATTCCCATATTGCCAGAACTTGAACCTTTTCCCATAGGGAATCCGTTTGTGTTTAACGGTCCGTCCCATAAAGCATTAGCACCTGTAATGCCATTGCGTTCAATCTTGCTAACTGCTGGTGTAATATTTTTTTTCATATTTTTATTTTTATCCGTATTGATTATATAAACTATTCATACCTGTTTGGTCAACATCAGTAATAGCTCCCATTGGAGCTGCTGGTTGCGGTAAAGTTTGTGGTACTGTTGCTCTGTCAAAAGAATCAGGCAATTGGTTAGCCCCGTAAATATTAGCCATATTCTGTTGCGCTACAGGAGAAAAAGTTGACGGAGGGACCATAGCTCCGGCTTTCTGATGCTGAACCCCATTTTGGACTGATGCATTGTAAGCATTCTGAGCTTGAACTCTAGATGCATTTTGAGCGGTTGCTCTTGCGTTTATTTGGTCTTGGCTTGTTGGCATCACTGAGCTAACACCTGGCATTATACCTCCAATCATATTATCTGTTTTTATCTTTGTTTAAATTCTCTATTGATGTTTGCAATACTTTATCTGTATAAGTTTTGCCTAGCATAATTTTATTTCTATAACTCGTCGGGATGTCCTCCTCGCCAAGCATAATACGGTACATTCTATTTATAAGCTGTTTGCACTTTAAAGAAACTTTATATATGTGATATTTTTGAGTAGTATGGTTTCGTTTTCTCCAAACCACTATCCACCCTTCTTTCAACAATCTGTTCCAGCGCTTATTATCCCAGCTATAAGAGTAAGTACCTATTTTAAAATCTTGCTTTGTAAAAAAATCCATGCAATCAAAGTAAACCAACAGCTCTAAGTCTGCATCGTTTAAGTTATTATTTCTACAGGCCCATTTACGAATTATACGATAATGTTTTAACAGGTTCAATTCTTTAATATCCGCTGCCTCTAGCCTTCTCATAAAACAACAACTACATCTTGTGCTTTAATAACATGGTATGCGTCTTTGCCAATTTCTATTTTATGCCCAGCGTGGCGGTCAAAGAATATTGAATCATTTTCTTTTAGCCCTTCCACTTCATTGCCGACAGATAGAACTTTAGCTTCTACATATCTAATATCTTCTCTTTGATTTTCAGCTAACAGCAAACCGCCTTTTGTAGCAGTAGTGCCTTCTTTAACCTTTTCAATAATTAAATTTCTACCTATTGCCTTCATTAATTCTTAAATTATTAATTACACAATCTGTAGATAATATTGTTGTAGCTACTGACGCCGCGTTTTGCAACGCGCTTTTAGTAACTAATAAAGGATCTATAATCCCTTGTTTAATCATATTTACCATATTTCCTGTAACAACATTAAGGCCTCTACCTTTAGCTTTAGGCATTTCGTATTCAGTAATACCTGCGTTATCTAATATGGTCTTAAACGGAGCCTTAATAGCTTTTAAAAGCACTTCTTCGCCAATTGTTTTAAACTTAATGTTATCTGACGCATTTAACAAAGCTATGCCTCCTCCCGGCACAATACCTTCTTTAATTGCAGCTTTAGTTGCACAAATAGCATCTTCAACTCTATCGGTCTTTTCTTTTAATTCAATATCTGAATTTGCGCCTACTTTTACTATAGCTATTTTAGCAGCAAGCATTGCTAATCGCTTTTCAAGCTTAATAATTTTATTAGGGTTTTTTTCTTTACTTAATTCTTCTTTAATTGAATCAATTACTTTTAAAATTTCTTCCGAAGGCTCCTCCACCTGTAAAACAGTGTCTTCGTGCGTTGTTACACTTTTTAAACATTGACCTAGGTGTTCAGGCTGGATCATATCCATATCATCACCTAAATCTTCATTAATAATAGTCGCCCCAGTTAATAAAGAAAGATCGTCAAGTAATTCTTTTTTATTAACGCCGTATGTTGGAGCGTTAATTACATTAACTTTTATATTGCCTTTTGTCTTATTCATTGCTAAAGCCGCCAATACGCCGTCTTCTAGATCCCCAATAATTAATAAAGGCTTATTGTTTTTAATAACATATTCTAAAACAGACTGTATCTGTCTTATTGTATCAATAGGAGACTCAATTAATAATACTAATGGATTATCAAGCTCTGCTGTTTTTTTAGATGGATTAGTAATAAAATGGGAATTTGTTAACCCTTTTTCGTACTGTACTCCATCTACTACTTCTACTTTTGTTTCCCCGGAAGACGACGTTTCCATCATAACTATACCGGTATTATTTACTGCTCTAAATGCGTCCGCTATTACTTTACCTAAAGCTGGATCATTGTTTGTTGAGATAGTAGCGATATGGTCGATCATATTGCCGTTAACTTGCATAGAAACAGATTGTAAATATTTAACAGTTTTATTAACCGCGGAGTTTATACCGTCTTTTAATTCTCTTGAGTTTGTTTTATCCGCAACTTTGTAAGCTTCTTCTAAAATGGCATGAGCTAAGACTGTAGCAGTAGTAGTACCGTCTCCGGCTTCTCTAACTGTTTTCCTGGCCGCTTCTTTCAAAAGCGTAGCGCCCATATTTTCAACTGGGTCTAATAAAATTATTGAATCCGCTACAGTAACACCGTCTTTTGTAATGACCGGTCTGCCTGATGCGTCTTCTAGCATTACACATTTACCACTTGCCCCAAGGGTTGAGCTAACCGCTTTGGTTAGTTTTGTTATACCTTTAAATACATTATCTCTAGCTTCGTTTCCAAAGTTAAGATTCTTGACTATTAAGTCTGACATAATTTAATTGAATTTAATTTAATTTATTATTTTACTTTACACTCTTCTTATTTGTAAGGCTGAAGAGTTTGGGTTTACATATAAGCCACCGACCGGAACCCCTCCGGCTTGAGCAGCGGCATCATCTACAAAATTTGTTCCTACTATAACTGATAACCTAACATTAGTAGTTCTTAAATCTATTAAACTACCTTCAAAACTATGGTTTGCTGTTGGAGTACTATTGCCTGCGTCAAAACCGCCGCCTACCGACATTGTGCCACCAGGGTTATCGACTATTATAACAAGCGGAGAAGGTTGTCTAATTATAGAATTCCCTATTTCGGTGGTTGACGTAAACTTTGGCACATAATTTGCTGTACCACTCACAACCCCTGCTCCAGGAGGGCCAGCGGGGCCTGTTGCACCAATAGGTCCAGTTGGTCCGGTTGGTCCAGTAGCTCCGGGCGAGCCAGTTGCTCCTGTTGTTCCTTGAATACCTTGAGGTCCTCTTAAAGGCCCTATATTAACCCAAGTTTGATTGGCCGCCCATACCCAACCGTCGCCAGTATCATCTGCAATATATAAATCACCGGCAGTGTTTCCAGATGCAGGCAAACTGGCCGAAGTAGGTACTGTCCCCAATATGTTAATAGATGTACCATCATTACCAGCTGGTCCCTGTGGCCCCGCCGGCCCTACTGCTCCGCTTTCGCCGGAAGGTACAGATGCGGTTATAAGGTTTATTAAACTTTGTACAGTGAAATTACGCGTACCATTGTTAGAAACATCTGTTCCAACAATTAAATCATCTACCGCAGGTGTTGCTTCAGGATATGTGTAAATTACTGCCATTTTTTTTGTTTTAATCTATTACTTATAAGTATTACGCGTAATTAGTGATTTTTACTTATTTTGGCTCAGCTACTGGCTCGCCAATTGTTAGTGTAATAGACTTAGGATTAATCAAGTCAGCAATCTGCGAAGCAATGTTAGCTTCAATAGACGCAACTTGCTCATCACCCATAGTTGCTTTTGTCCAAGCTACTACTTCTTCATTAGTAAGTTCATCAAATGGTATGAAGTCAGTAATACCACTAGTATCTAAAACCTGAGTTCCAATATTAGTTGCGCTGACATCAGCATCTTCATCTGTCCCAGTCACTATCCAGTGTACGTTATACACAACATCTGTGTAATCTCCGTCCGTAGGATAAACGTCTACAGTTTTGCAATTCCAATCGTAATTAATCATATTTTATTATTTTTGTTGTTCTAGTATTTGTATTCTTGTTTCTAATTGTTTATTTTGTTCTACTAAATCTTTTACTGCTTTCATTAAATATACAACCATTCCAGATGGGTTAAAGCTGTAATATTTGTCTTCTGAGTAATCGTGAGGATATGCTTCTGGAAAATCCTCTGCCATGTTTTGAGCAATAAAGCCTTTTGTTTTACTCTCACCTTCTTCTTCTGATATAAAGTTAAACTTTTTAGGTTCTATTTTTTCAAACTTATCTAAAATGTTTTCTTGCCAATCTTCTATATTCTTTTTAAGGCGCTCATCAGATGAAGTTGTGCTGTATGTTACAGCAGTAGTTCCGTTGGCTCCAATATAACCAACTATAGTGCCATTGTATCTAAAACCAATATGTCTACTACCAAACTGACTACTAAGATCACTATCAATATTATACGGATTTCCAAAACCTGTATACGCATTATCCACGTATATACAAGAATCAGCAGTTGTAGAAGTTACATTATCACGAGTTAATTTAACTTGATAATTGTTAGATAAGATAAGATCGCTATTATAAATAAAAGTTTGGTTAGTGCTAGATAAAATCTGCATATAAGCGCCACCTGATGTTGAAATATCACCAAGCTTATAATCGTAAGTAGCAGTGTCTAAAAGTAAATGAGTATGAGTGTTAGCTGCGTTAACTAGTTTGATACCTGTTCCAGCCACTTCTAATGTTTGGCTAGGTGAAGTTATGCCAATCCCGACGTTGCCGCCAGAAAGAATACGCATTTTTTCTGTTTCAGTACCGCCAGTTCCTGTTAAAAATCTTATACCACCATACTCACTAGCAATACTAAGATTATCCCCAGAATCAACATATTGTATATAAGACCTTCTAACTCCCGCTTGCCAAATACTTATAAAAGGATTACCTGTTGCGCTACTATCGTCTAATTTTAATAATTCTCCCGAAGCACCGCCTATTGACAGCTTAGCTCCAGGACTAGTAGTACCAATACCAACGTTGCCGCTGGAGTTTATACGAACTCTTTCTGAATTATTTGCGTAAAATAATAATGAATCATTTGTATGATAATATCTAATACCTCCAATGAAAAAATCTGATTCATCACCAAAAAATATATTTCCAGAAGTTGTGCTTGGTGATAAAATTGAAATACCAGAATTACTACTATTTTCTAAAACCAGATCACTTGCAGAAGAACTTACAGATGTTTGACCACTGGACCCAGAGTCAACGTGTAATTTTCCAACAGGACTAGTTGTTCCGATCCCAACGTTGCCACCCACTGGCTGTAATAAAAGGTCGTATGACGTAGCTGTTCCGTCTGACCTACCTTGTTGTATTACACCTCTACCTGATGTTAAAGTGCTAAACAGTGTTCCATAAGATGAACCACCTATTTGAGCCGCTGAAGCTGCTGCTCCTAAAGAAGGCATTGAAGAAGTAGTCCCTAAAACGTGTAGTTTAGTTGTAGGACTAGTTGTGCCGATTCCGACGTTGCCGGTAGAGGTAATACGCATTCTTTCAGAACCTGAGAAAGCGGCACCCCCTACTGTTCTTGTTCTAAATACTATTCCATCTCCTGCGGCAGCTATTATACTTTTTGTGCTATCGTTTGCAAAAGCTAACACTGGACCTGTGGTTCCGTTGTCACCGCTGTTTCTTGTAAAATAAACACCAGAGCCTGATTCATTAACAGATAGTTTACCAGAAAAGCTAGTCGCCCCAATCCCAACGTTGCCTGTGTTAGTAATACGCATTCTTTCAGACCCAGCTGTAGCTAAAGCTATTGCTCCACTAATAGATTTAGCATTAATAGTATGTAAAGCTCCAGCTGAACCATTATTATTTGAAGAAGTAAATACTAAAGATCTTCCACCGCCGTCTCCTGCGCCAATTTCCATATACTGACCTTCCGTAGAATTGTATACTTGCAGCGTTGTTGAAGGACTAGTTGTACCAATCCCGAAGTTGCCATCTTTAAACCTAGCAACCTCTCCTCCATTTTCTCTAAATCTTATTCCATCGTTAGCGTTTATTGACAAGCCGTCAGGGCTAGCCCCTCCATTAGTCATGTCCCAAACTGTAATAGAAGGTTGGTCTATTGTTAAAAAACCTTCTCTGAAAAATAAACCATTATCTTCGCCCTGGTTGTAAGCGTCAATTAATACATTGCCTTCAACGTGTAACTTAGTAACTGGGCTAGTCGTCCCGATACCGACTCTATCATTAGCATCATCTATATATACAACATCAGAAGTAAGCGATGTGTTTGTATTTGTACCTACAAATAATCTACCAAGTGGTAAATTCGGTACATCGTTTGACCTTAGTATAGAAGAAACAACTAATGTTCCATCTGCTGAAGTGCTAACTCTACCAACCTTACCTACGTTCTGCACAAGGTTAGTGCTTCCCCCTGGCTTAACCGTGGTTAACGCAGCGCCTGTTGACCCCCCTGATTTTACGTAAATAACAGTATTAGGATTAGGTGTAACACCGTCAATTGGCGATGTGATTAAGTTTCTTAACTTACCAGTGACCACAACAAACCCTTCCCCGTTTGCAGCCAAATCCTGTTTAAGTAATCCAACAGCTGGCATCTTAGCTGAATTACCAGCATCAGCAAGTTGTACCTCTAATATTCCTGAAGCGCCAACAGAGCCTGATATATAAACAGGGTCACCTTTAGTAAGCGCAGAGCCTTGCAAGTTTTTTACCGGGACTTCTACAACCTCCGCAGAACCAGAAGCTATCGTGCTTTGATCTATCCAATTGGTTTCTGTTCCAGTAGACGATAATAACTGCCCAGCCACGCCTAAGTCACCTCCAGCATCCTTAAATCCAGCCTGGGCTTCAATATCATTTTTAAACTTCATATATTAAATTTTATTATTATCCAATTTTTTGTACTAATACTCTAACTGAATTTGTTGGGGTTGGATTGAAAGTAATTGTAGCTGTAGCTGTGCTAGGTCTAGTTATATCAGCATAAAGAGTTTCGAAAGTAACTGCATCGTACAGTTGAATCATTACGTCTCTTGTTCCTAAGTTGTGTGTAATTGTAGCTGTAGCAGATACAGTTGTAGCGTACGTGTTAGCTGAATTTGTTTCTGTGTTAGTAACCGTAGCCGTACCATTAGAATAAGCAACACTAATTCCAGTTCCGGCGTTAACATTGCCAATACCAACTGTTGTTAGATCAGCAAGGTCGATGTTATTTTGAACTGTGGTCCAATCGCCTAGTGTGGTTGGAGTGTCAATCTCAGCAATAAGTACATCACCAACGCGAACTTGCTCTGTAAAGAAAAGGCCAGGAGCCGTTACTGTATATGTAAATCCTTTGTTAATAGTACCAGTAGGCGGAGAGTCTAGGTTTGGTGTGTTAGTATCTGCGGCGTAACCACCTTGATACACTAATCCACCAGCAACACTAGAATCAACATAAGCTTTTACAGCTGCCGAAGTAGGTAGTGTTGTATCATTATCATTGTTCTCAATACCTTCTGCTGCTGTTACAATAGCTGCTGCTGTAAAATTAGCGACATCAAGAACACCATTAGCTACAGTAGTTGATATGGTAGTTGTACCTGATCCCGTTACTTCACCGGTTAAAGTAATTGTCGCTGGACCAGGAAGTGCTGCCCAGGTATTATCACCTCTAAGATATGTACTTGATGTTGGAGTACCTGTAGCGCTTAAACTGTATGTCAAAGATCCTGATGTAGTGATAGGTCCACCAGAACCACTAATAAAGAAAGAGTTTGCGGTATTAACACTAGTAACTGTACCAACATATTGGTCAGTAGAGTTTATTGTTATGTTATTAGAACCATCATCAGAAATAGTAACATTTGTACCAGCTACTAAAGTAACGGTATCTAAGGTAGCATCAGAACCAACTAAAGTTATAGCCGCATTAGCGCCAACTTGTAAACTATCTAAGTCGTAAGTTGTGTTTACATCGGTAATAGTTGCCCATGTATTATCTCCTCGTAAATAAGTCGTACCACTTGGCGTTCCTGTTGCAGATAACGATGCTGTTAATATTGGATCAGCTGCAGTTCCACTATCTACTAAATTAACAAACGTACTATTTGCTGTAGTTACTGTGTTTACAAAGCCAGTTCCAGCAGAAGGTACTGCATACCACGCCGAAGTTATCCATACTTTTAAAGTATTTGAAGTTGTATTGAAATATATCTGCCCGTCAACACCTGTTCCAGCCGCCGCATCTGATATTTCATTTTGAATTCTTGGTTGTATTAACTGATTTTGCAGTAAGTCAATACTATTATAATATTTTATAGCCATGTTAGTTTAAGAATGCTTTCCCTGCAAATGCAGCGGAAAAAGTTACAGTTAGTTGATTTAAGGATATGTAGTTTACCTGTCCATAGCCTAGCTGGTTAGAGCTATTAACTATAGATACAGATGGGTATTTTTCTAAATTATGCGTTATAGTCCAAGTTATTGCAGGTGCTGCCTGAGTATACACGAAATTTTTGTCACCCTCTAGCCCTATTGCTGATGATTCTATATAATATAGATTTGTATTTTGCAAAGAACCATTCCCGGCTTTAAATGTTACCGACGCATTGTAAAAAGTAGGGTCGGTTGGGTCCTGTGTTAAAGAATCTAGTGTATATACGCCAAAATTATTAATATCACCAGAATTAGCAATAGATATATTACTACCGATTAAAGCCTGCAAGTATTCTAACGCATATTTACCCCCAGAAGTTGATTCACTAATCTTTATTGTAGTTATATCAGAAAATGGTACACTATTATTATATAAATCAAAACTTAAAGAGCCTTCAGGCCTATCACCAAGTGCATCTGGCGATATTACAAACTCCCATGCGATATTTTTTACAATGCCCGCTATAATATAGCTAGACAATGCGCTTATAGTGTAATTAACCGTAACGTTTTTTGGCAAAGGTTCACCATTTACGTCAACAGTTTTGCTACCTAGTAATAAATCACTCCCATTTGGGGCATATACTGGGTAACTGTAGATTATTGCCATTATTT